GATGGCGATGGCGATGGCGATGGCTATGGCGATGGCTATGGCTATGGCTATGGCTATGGCTCTGGCTATGGCGATGGCTATGGCGATGGCTATGGCTCTGGCTCTGGCTCTGGCTCTGGCTATGGCGATGTCTCTGGCGATGGCTATGGCTATGGCGATGTCTCTGGCGATGGCTCTGGCTATGGCTCTGGCGATGGCTATGGCTCTGGCGATGGCGATGGCTATGGCTATGGCGATGGCATTAAAATGTATAATGGATATAAAGTATATATTGTAGATGGTATTCCGACAATAATTAAGAATGTAAGAGGGAATATAGCACAAGGATATATCTTACAATCCGATTTAACATTAGTCGAAACATACATAGTAAAGGGGAATAATAAGTTTGCGCATGGCGAAACATTACATGAAGCATATTCCGCATTACAAGAAAAATTGTATGATGACAGCACCGAAGAAGAAAGGATTGAAGCTTTTATAAAGCAATTTCCTGAATATTCAGTCAAGTATAAGGCTAAAGATTTGTTCCGTTGGCATCATGTGCTTACAGGAAGTTGCAGACAAGGTCGATTGGCTTTCTGCAAGGATAATGACATAGATATCGAAAATGCGATGTATTCCGTTGATGAATTCATCAATCTTACCGTCAATTCTTATGGCGGTTCTACAATCGAGGCATTGCGTAAAGCATACGTTAATGCTTGATAGGCTTCGAACATTTTATGGGGAATGTGGGGTTCGAATCCCCACCGAAGCCCTCTTATTTTCGGTTTTAAATATAATATTCTGTTTTTTCACAAATGGGAACAGAGGCAGGAAAACGTATCTGTACGGGTTACAGAGTATCCTTATAAGCGTAACATGGTTTGGTCGTGATTAAGGCAGGTAGAACGGCCGATAAAGCGAATCCCCATCTAGTGAAATGGGCGGTAACGATGAAGTAGCCATGAATAATGTTTGTCGCATCTAACGATGTACGTACTGGAATAGTGGCGAGTAAATGGTTCGCTTTATTCTTTAGAGTTTTTCAAACTCAAGTTTTTTCATAATACCTGTGCCGTTTGTCTGTGAAGATGGGCGGCTTTTCTTCGAAACAAAATCAACCAATATATGAAATACTTAATCCAGCAGTATCAAGTTGTATGGCCGACAGGGTTAGGACGTGATACGGTGAAATTGAAAACCCCGATATTGACGGGAAACCTTCAAGCATTGAAGGAAAATTTAAAGAAAAAGCACAAGGGATGTGCAGGTATCAACTTAACGTACATTGATTATGGAAATGAATAAAGGGAAATTGATTTTAGCGTATGAAGCCAAGGACGGAAAGCCAAAGCCATCCGATAAGACGGAAATGATTAACGAAATTCATGCTTACCTCGTTAAGCAGGAGCAGGAGAATGAAGCGTGGTTGGCGGTGGAGGTGAAAGCCCCTACCCGACAGACGGTCATTAATTGGCTGACGGGTGAAACCGTACCTACGGAAACATTGTACAAGGTTGCATTATCAGAAGCAACGGGAATCGCAGTAAATGAGTTGTTCGCATGAAGAAGAATATAGAGTTCTACATATACAACAAGGAGCTTTGGTATATGTCGGATGGTGTCAACAAGCAACTGACCGAGAATGATAAGGCGATAGTCGGTGAGATATTGGACAAGATTATGAATCTTTATCCTGATGCGTACAAGGCACTTGCAAAGGAGTACAAGCGTAGCGCATTGAATGTTGCGTATTACCAATATTTAATCGTCAGAAGGTTCTGTAAGTGTAATTTCGGTGCGCTTGACGACACCCGTAAGGATATAGACATGAGCGGTAATTTCAGCTTTGAATGTGTAGCGTGCCCGCTTCGTGGTGAGTGTATCCATGAAGGCGTGATATGCAGCCCAAGGTTGAACACCAAACTGAACGAAAATGAATTGAGAGTTATCCGGATGTACCATGACGGATATACCTCGGAAGATATTACAAAATCCCTCTATATAAGTGAGGAAGGATTGAAGACGATGCGGAAACGCATTTATAAGAAATTGGATGTAAAGGACAAGGCCGAATTGATGGTGTATGCCCAAAAACATAATTTGATATGATACAATTGAAGAACGAAACCGAAGTAAGATACAACGACATCCTAAGGCAAGCCAACAGGCATACCTTTTCGCAACGGGACGCAGCGATGTGGGTTGGTGGTCTGCTTCGGCTAAAGTCTTTGATTGATGAAGGAAAGATTCGATACGGAGAGGGTTCAAAGCCCACCGCATGGAGGTTGAATGCGGCTGATGTGTTGCGGCATTGCAGACATGATTAATCATTAAAAACAAAAGAAATATGGGAAGTGAATTATTACAGAAATTAATTGATGTACAGGGTAAGTTGAAAGCCCCGAAAGGTCAGTATAACAACTTCGGAAAGTACAAGTATCGTTCTTGTGAGGATATACTTGAAGCGGTTAAGCCTTTACTCGTTGAAAGAGGGTTGTTGTTAACAATTAAGGATGAAGTGCTGATGGTTGGTGAACGCTACTACATTAGAGCGATTGCAGCCATAACGGATGGAACGAATAGCATTGAAGCTGTAGCCTTTGCCCGTGAGGAAGAAACGAAGAAAGGCATGGATAGCTCGCAAGTTACGGGGGCAGCAAGTTCTTATGCACGAAAATACGCTTTAAACGGGCTATTTTGCATTGATGACAACAAAGATAGTGATACTACCAATTATGGAGAAAAAAGCGCACAAACGGCCGCAAAACAAGCCGATGAAAATCCTTTGTTGGATATGGCCATTTCGGATGCGAGGAATGCGCCCAATTTAAGGGCATTGCAAGAGGTGTGGAATAATTACCCCGAACTAAAGAGCCATCCACGTTTCCAAGAAGCGAAGGATAGACGTAAAGCGGAATTAGGAGCATGAACGAACAACATTCTTTAGGGTGGTTCAGAGCAAGGCTTGGAAGAATCACAGGCTCGCAGGTCGGGCGATTGATGAAGAAAGGACGGAACTCATACTTCGGTGAAGATGCGATGAGTTATATCTATCAGCTTGCAGCGGAAAGGAGCATGAGCCGAAGGATAATCGACAATGATGAGTTGTTTGCCGATTATCTTGAAAAGGTGAATTACAGCACCAAGGCGATGCAGCTCGGCACGGAAATGGAATCGGAAGCACGTGAAGCTTATTGCTTCATCAAAATGGTGGAATGCAATGAGGTTGGATTGTGTCAGCATTTCGATGTAGATTTCGCAAGCAGTCCTGATGGAGTTGTCATCGAGGATGGAGAAAGGGTTACAATCGAAATTAAATGCCCTGTACAGGCAACATGGATGCGGTATAGGTCAGAGATAAAGGACAACGCATCACTTTTGAAGGTGAAGCCCGAATATTTCTATCAGTGCATGGCTCATATCATGTGCCTTGCAAGCATACGGACTGATTTCATTGCATACAGCCCGTTCCAAGAAAATCCGCTTCACATTGTACCGATATACTCCGATTATGAGGTGTTCGATGAAATGGAAGAACGAATCAATAAAGCGAATGAAAAGATAAATGAATTAATTAAGTAGCTTATGGCATTACAGATTACGGGAAAGGTCTACTATGTAGGTCAGACGGTTAATATACCGTCAAAGAAGGGCGGACAGCCTTTCACAAAGAGGGAAATCATTCTTGATACTACACGCTTTGACCCTTATACGGGTGAGCGTTCGGAATATGAGAATTATCCGATGTTCGAGTTTAATGGTGACAAATGTAAGGAATTGGATGGTTTGCAACGTGGTCAAGTCGTTACGATTACCTTTGATTTGCAAGGCACGTTCTTCAAGGGTGAAGATGGTAAGGATAAGAATTTTACCCGTGTTAGAGCGTACAAAGTGGAATTGCGCCAACAGCAGGTGCAGCAAGCCCCACCACCACAACAACAGCCACAGCCGCAATATCAGCAAGCACCACCGCAGCAGCAGTACCGACCGAGTGATTATCCACCGCCACCATCGCAGAATGATTTGCCGTGGCCAACATGATGAATTATGATATTTGATACAAGCGACACTTTTCAACGTGAGCAATTCAAGGTGAAAGCTGAATTGTTGGCAAAGAAAGGTGTCGTTGTTGAATTGAAGGAAAGGAAGCCGCAGAGGACACAGAGCCAAAACAAATACCTTCATGTCGCTTTGGGGTTCTTTGCTTGCGAGGTCGGTGAGACGTTGGAATATGTGAAGGACAAGTATTACAAGATACTTTGCAACAAGGACATATTCGTGCGTGAGGTGGAAGATAGATATTTGGGCAAGATTAAGATATTGCGCAGTACGTCTGACCTTGACACCGAGGAAATGACACGTTCCATCGAAAGATGGAGAAATTGGGCAGCAGCAGAGGGAATATATATACCATCACCCGATGAGCATAAGGCTGTTTTGCAAATGGAAATAGAATTATCACGTAATAAGAATTATCTATGATACAATCAAGGAAATCAGAAGAAAGATATATCACGAGCGACCCACAGAAGATGTTGAATAAATACCTTGTTGGTCGCTTGTGTCGTAAATAGACGGAATCATTCGTGGATGAAGCAACCAATGAGCCTGTAGATGTTGAACGCAGAGAACTTATATTGGAGAAAGGCACGCTGATTACACAAGAGAATTTGGTTACTATACGGTTCTACATGTCGGAGGGTTCAATAACCGAAGTGGAAGTAAGCAATCAAAGAAGGCAATCATTCGAAGCAAAGAATGAAGTTTTCTTCCCGTATATCGCACAAGTCGAAATCAATGCTAAGAAGATAAAGATGCTATTCTATGCAAGAAGTGTAGAAAATGCGGTTGTTATCTTGAAGGATTACATCGAATTGAATTACGAAGGGATGTTTGACATAATCATGGTGAAGCAATTCGATAGCTGTATCATTTTGTTAGACACTTTAAAGCCGAAGCAGTTCGATGCGGATTCAGCTTATATGAGGGATGAAATAACCACAGAGCAGTATCTTGAAGAAATCAGCCGGCAATATGACGAGGAAGAAAACGAGAAGTTAATCGAGATGAAATGGTACAAGATTAACTCACGAATCGTTCTCTGTGATAAGGAAGGCGATGAATCTGAACATTATCAGATGTTCGTTGTTAAGGCGGTTTCTGCTGAAAGGGCTAATATGCTAATCAATGTTTACTTGAAGAAGAAACAAGATGCTGATGCAGCGGATTGCGAAAGACGAGGTGGTGTTTATGACAAGAAAATGATAACAGCCAATATTGAAGAATCGGCCATTATGCCGATAGGCTGTTTTATTCCCAAGGAATTTTCAGAAGTGTACAAAGATTAATAATTCCTGTTTCTTTTGTTTGGTAGGGTGGTTACAGACGGGTACGCATGGCGATGGGTTCGAATCCCATACCACCCACGATTTAAATAAGAATGATATGAAATATTTCGCTAAGAAAGTCAAGATGTATGGTCATACGTTCGACAGTAAGAAGGAAGCCGAACATTATGCCTATCTGAAACATAAGGAAGATATTGGAGCAATATCCAATTTGCGGATGCAGGTGCAGTTCGAGATAATACCAAAGATAACCACCCATGAGGTCGTTAAGCTAAAGACCAAGACAAAGGTAGTGCAGAGGGTATTGGAAAGGGCTGCGCATTACACGGCCGATTTTGTGTATGAGGAAAACGGAAAGATAATCGTTGCAGAGGTAAAGAGTAAAGGCACGATGTTAGCCCGTGATTATCCGTTACGCAGGAAGCTGATACGGTTGAAGTTTGCAACGGAAGCAGGATTTGAAAATTATGAATTTAGGGAGGTACTATGAATGAAAGAGAAATAGATTTCATCGCTTTATGTTATTCAAAGGATAAATGGGTAAGAGGAAGCTTTGTCGAGAAAGAAGGTGGAAGCTATATCGAGGTTAATAAGAAAGGCCGTGAATTAATAAGACGTAATACGTTATGTCAATTTACGGGGTTTGTTTCAAGTCTTAACCAAAGAATCTATGAAGGCTGTATCATTCGTTTTCACAACAGATTGGTGCAGGATTGGGAGGTAGTTTGGAAGGATGGATGTTTCATGCTGAAATCACGAACGACCGTTCCCGAATATCGTACATTCAGCGATTGGAAAGATGTGATAAAAGGCAATTCTGTTGAAGTTATAGGGCATGTATATAATTGAGTGTAATATGGGAAGATATTCAAAAATGTATGGATTGGTTAGCATGATAAAGTGGGTTATAAGAACCTATTTTGACAAATATGATAGTAAAATCAGTATGACGCAATTAAGAGATGCTACGCAAAGAGCATGGAATGAGATGGTAGAAGATGGAGAAATAATAATTGAAAGCGATGAATGAAGAACCGCATGGACTATGCCGCATTAATGAAGTCATAGACCATATTTTACAGAATATTGATGTATTAATTAAAATACTTGGGTATGAAGATAAACATTGACACTAAATGGTTGGCATCCATAAGAGGGTTGAATGATAGCGTAAGGCTATCCCTTTATGATGCGATATTCGATTATGTGGGTGGTAAGGATGTATTGGTAGAAGGTGATGCAAAGGTAGCATTCGAAATGATTCGCCCGATGCTTGATACTCACAGAAAGAAGCCGAAGAAAGAACAATCGCTTTTCGATGAATCGGAGTTCCGTTCTGATAAGCTGATAGCGTTGGACGGTTGGATGAAGAAGCATACACCGTATATAGCGGAAAACATGAACCAATTGACGCAACGGGAATTTGACAAGCTGTTGGCTGATTATGGTATCAAGGCGATGTGTAACACATTGGAACAAATCGAGAATCGGAAAGACCATAGAAAGAAATATACAAGCGTATATCGTACACTCCTTAATTGGTTGAAGAATGGCTACTCTTGAACAGATAATGACCGAAACGCCCGTCATACCCCATTCCGAGAAGGTGGAAGCAATCGTACTCGGAAAGATGTTGACCGAGTGGGGAGAATGTATTGAGTATAGGGAGCAGATAAGCCCCGATACGTTCTATATAACGAAGCATCAAGAAATATACAGGGCTATCCTTTCGGTTGCAGACAGAGGCGAGCAGGTGGATATTATGACCGTCCTTAATGAGTGTATGAAATTGGGGTATAAGGTCAGTCCTGTAGATATGGCGGTATTGACGAAGGATTATTCACCGTCCATTGCGGAACACGTTGCAATCCTTGTGGAGAAGCAGAAGCGGAGGAAGTTCTTCGAGATAGGCGCATTATTACAAAGTAATGCCTTTTCGGAAATCAATGACATAAACGATGTGTTGGCTGATGTACGGGATAGATTGGATAATATCGTATCAAGCAATAGCGACAATGTATCGACCATTCGGGATGCTATCGAGGCGGTGGATAAGGTTATCAGCAAGAACCTTACGGGTGCTTGTGAATTGACGGGTGACCCTACAGGCTTTTCGGTGTTGGACAAGCGAAGCGGTGGGTTACAGACGAGCGACCTTATTATCATTGCAGCAGACACTTCAATGGGTAAGACAAGCTTAGCAATCAAGATGGCTATGAATTGCGGATGTCCGGTTGCTTTCTACTCTATGGAAATGAAAAAGGAACAGATTGCAGCCCGTATGATATCCATCGCTTCGGGTGTTTCATCGAATGAGATACTTTATTCAAGGTTGGATAGCGGAAAGATTCAACGCATAGACAAGGGAATTGCGAAGATTAGCGGAAAACCCATTTATTTTGACGATAGGGGAACTTCCAACATCGAAACAATACTTTCATCCATTCGCATGATGAAAATCAAATACGGGATAAAAGGTGTGGTTGTGGACTATCTGCAAATCCTTAACGTGAATATGAAGTCATCGAACAAGGAACAGCAGATGGGGGATGTTGCAAGAAGATTGAAGAATATCGCCAAGGAATTGGATATATGGGTGATAGCGTTAAGTCAGTTGAGCCGTGACAATCAGAATCCTGCCCCTACCCTATCCCGTCTGCGTGATTCGGGACAGATTGCGGAAGCTGCCGACATGGTGATGCTGATATATCGACCCGAAGTGTATGGAAAGAGATACACGGACGATTTCAGTAGTAAGGAAGTGAAAGGAACGGCAATGATAGATATTGCGAAAGGTCGTAACATCGGACTGTTGAAGCTCTTGGTAGGATTTAACTCCAAGACTACTAACTTCTATGAGATTGAAAGTGTGCCGATGTATCAATCGAACAGTAACGAGGACGAAGCGCATGATTTACCATTTTAGAATTTACTTGCGGACGAGAAGTCTTTGGGTTCTGAATGAGATAAGGCGGAAATTCAAGATTGATGTGATAACGGTCAATTATGAAGCCGAGTTTGTCTGTGATGAAGATACAGCGGTGCTTGTTCGTGAGTGTGAGAAAAGAGGTTTTTTACAAATTAGACAAGAGAAATATGGAAGTAAAGATTAAAAGCAATGAAGGAATGGTTGATGCCACGATAGAAATGGTTGATGGTGTCATGGTGGTTTCACCGAAAGAAGTGAAGTTTGAACCGAAAGATGGGGATGTGATAACTTGTACAAATAGTGTTTGTTCATATACCCTCATTCTTAAAAAAGTAGAATGTAATATAGCTTATAGCTATGCAGTTCTACTTGATAACAGATGTTTAAAAACGGGTGATTGGAGCTCTTACAAGAATCCTCGTCCTGCCACCGAAGAAGAAAAGCAGAAGCTATTCAAAGCACTTGCGGATGAAGGATATGCATGGGATGCAGAAAATAAACAGCTTGTGAAGTTGAAGTGGAAGCCGAAAATCTTCGAAACGTATTATGCGCCAGCTTGTTATTTTACATCTTTTAAGCCTTGTAAATATGAACAGACTAGAACAGATAATGATAATTCACGTTACGACAAAGGCTGGGTATTCAAGACCGAACAAGAGTGCCAAGAGTTCTGTAACCGTCTTAATGAGGCGATAAACAGTGTGAAACCATAAATCAGACAATCATGAAAACAAAGATAGAAATCAAATCAATATTCGGTAATGTCCTTTTCGAGTTTGAGAAGGAGAGTAATTCGGTAAAGGATACATTGATAGAAGCAGTTAAGCGTGATGCTAACTTGGGTGGTGCTAACTTGCGTGATGCTAACTTGGGTGGTGCTAACTTGCGTGGTGCTAACTTGCGTGGTGCTGACTTGCGTGGTGCTGACTTGCGTGGTGCTGACTTGTATGGTGCTTACTTGCGTGGTGCTGACTTGCGTGGTGCTGACTTGCGTGGTGTTAACTTGGGTGAATTGGGTAAAATCCAAAGT